ATTTATTACAATTCGGGGATAACCTATTTTAGATACTATGTCTTAGATTCAAATGGTTTAGTCTGGGTCAACGATTCGCAAGACAGCATTGGGTGGAGGCTTCCGAGTACGGTTGTTCAGGGTATCTCTGTTGGTGCTAGTATAAACGTCTACAATGGGTGGTTAATTATCTTTACAGGAAATACTCCGAGAGTTAAGTCTACTTCATTACTTGGTTCAGGGTGGAATAACTTTACCAATTTGAATATGGTAAACAACAACGCTCCACATTTTTCGCTTTACGGACATCAAGGAAGGCTTTACTATACTGACGGAAATAATATCGGAAGTATCTTTGCTGATAGTACTCTTATTTCAGGAGGTACAACAACGACCGTAAACGTTCAGACATACGCTTCGTGGACTTCTACGGGTCCAAATGGGACACTCTCTCTTATTGGTGGTTCACTTCCTACAATCCCAGGGACAACTCAAAGAATACCTGTTGTATTTTTTACAGCGGGTACTTTACCAAATGTATTTAATGCTGGTCAAATTTATTACATTCTCGCAAGCACTACAACCCCAGGAACAGCTTTTCAGGTTTATGCAAATCCTTCTGGCGGATCACCACTCCCAGACATCACAACAGGGGCAGTAGGAACTCAATATTTTAATACATTCTATCCGCTCTCTGGTGGTGCAGGAAATGGAAGTGATACCATCTTACTTACCCCCCAAAGACTTACTCTCCCTTACTTTGAAACAGCCCAAACAATGCTCGAAGTTTCTAGCACTGTAATGATTGGATGTGCTTCAAACATTCTTTACCCTTGGAACCAGATTGGAAACTTGCCTTCGGATATAATCACACTCCCAGAAAACAATGTTGTCACAATGATAAACGTCAACAATATGGCGTACATCTTTGCTGGAAATAAAGGGAATATTTATATCACTAATGGAAACACTGCTTCGGCGGTTATGAGCGTTCCGGACTATACCGCAGGAATACCAGGGAATAAGAAATCATACATTGAACCGTACTTTGTCTGGGGTGGTGCTATGTTCTGCCGTGGAAGGGTTTTCTTTTCTTTGTTAGACCAAAATGCGAATAAAAACCCAGGAAACTGCGGTGGGATATGGTCTTTCATACCGACTCAGAATTTCTACTTTGGACAAGATGTTGGTCTTGCTTTACGACAAGAAAATCAGGCTTCTTATGGGACATATAACGGAGTATCTAATCTTTTAATACCGTCACAAAACCAACAAGGGATAGCCCCCCAATATTGGAATGCTTGGCAGTCTGACGTTGTAGGAACGAATACTTACGGAATAGACTTTACCGGAACGACACCAGGGACTTCATCAACGATAATTGAAACAGAATTAATCCCGACGGGTACAGCATTAGAAAAGAAAACATTTTCACAGATTGAATACAAATTAAGCTCTCCGCTTTATACAGACGAAAGTGTCACTATAAGTTATAGGCAGAATAGTACCGACGCTTGGGTTTCTTGTGGGACAGCTATCGTAGAAGGCCCTACAGAGCTTGCAGGATACTTTCCAGTTAATTTTGAGAAAGGTCAATGGCTACAACTCCAGATTTCACTTAATCCAGTAGCGACAACAAATTCAAGTTTTGTACGCTTAAAAGAAATAATTGTACGATAATGAACGAAGAACGAATAAAAGAACTAGCACAACAAGTATTTGACACGAACTCCGCGTCAGACCAGTTCGCAGTGGCAACAGTCCCATTTCATAAGCATAATGGAATGGACTCACCGACAGTGCCTTTTACTAATCTTTCAGACGTTCCATCTTCGTATTATTTGAACAAAGGAAGAAGCCTTATCGTTAATCCGACAGAAAATAGTTTAGAGTTTACTCAGGGAGTAATAAAAACAACAGCAACCGACGGTTTCATAGCACTTCCTACTTGCTCGGGTACACCAACAGGAGTTCCAAAAGTTGGAAGAGGAGCGAGTGTCTATGATACGAGTGCAGACAAACTTTGGATTTATAACGGCACAACTTGGAAATATAGTCAATTTAGTTAAAGTATGGTATAATATATATATAATTTATGAAAAGTTTTACAAATCTATCATCACTCGCAACAAAACTCTCAACAAATACGTCTGCAACAAATGTGACGTTATTTAATGAACTTATAAACGACAGCCATCGCCGTTTTCTTGAAAAGTACTTCTTTAACGAAAAGACAAAGACTATTGTCACGGTGTCCAAACAACAAGAATATGCTCTGCCATATAACTATTCAAAACTTAAAACAGGAACTCTTACCATCGGAGTTCTAAAATGGACACCTACTGAGATACTCACTAGAAGGGAATGGGACACACTTAATGTATTTCCATATTATGCAGACATTCCTTCTCATTATTTTATATATAATAACAAGTTTAATATCTGGCCAATTCCTTCAACCGCAGGGAATACAATTTCTTTTAACTACAAAATCAGAGTTCCTGACTTAACTTTTGCTGATTATTCTGTTGTTACCGTTACCGCAACGCACGGATCGCCTACCATTTTAGGAGCAACTACAGCATTTCTTACGACGTATCTTCCTTCTGCTGGCTCTGTTGAACATCTCAACCTCTGGATTCGAGTAACTGCACCAAAAGGCGATAACAACTGGTATCAAATATCTTCCATTGAAAGCGACACTTCTCTTACCTTGGTGAATGACTATGACGGAGCGACAACCTCTGGGGCTTCTTATGTGATAGGTCAAATGCCTTTACTTCTCGAAGACTATCACGACGTTATTGTCTTTGACGCTCTAGTAACTTACTTCACGACGATAGTTGACAACAAAAGCAAAGCAGAAGAATTCAGAGCAAGGAGAGAGGAGATTAAAAAGATGATGGACGAATATGTTGGGACAAAATCATTGAACGTTAATCTTGCCCGACCTCGTATGGCACAAAATCCAAATTTATTTCCTCAAACTATTGGCTAATTAAAATTATATGGCAACAGCTTTTTCATCAACGGGGGCATTACCTCCCAAAAAAACAACAAATACATTCGGTATTCCTTCTGTAATAAGTAATTTAGATAAACTACCAGCAAAACAAAATCCTGGTATTCTTTCTGGATTTCAAGCTCCAAAACCAACGACACCAGTGAAATCGGTGACTACGGGAGCTGACGGAAGTAATACCGTCGTGTATCACGCACCAGAAAAAACCACGACAGCACCATTAAAAGATTATACTGGCACACAGGAATCAATGGGGGGTAATGTTACGCCTACTCAAACAGACGCGTCTTCACCGAAGCCAATAGTTTCTACTCCACAAACACCTCCTACATTTCCAGGGCTTTTAACGAACCTTAGCAACACCGCTCAATCAAATGCACAAATCGGACAATCCTCTCAAGACATCGCGCAGAAGGCACAACAAGAGATAACAGACATTGGCAAAAAGGGAGCAGGATTTCAGGCTGGACAGCTCACAACAGGCACCAGCCCCGTCGCAGAAGGTAATGCGGCGATTACTGCACAAAACATAGCTCAACAGCAACAGGCGGTATCACAGGGCGCTCAAACAGGTCTTTTAGGCAACGCTCAAGCTCTCACTTCACGAAGTCAGGAACAAGCTGGATTAACATCGGCCGCTGGATTAGCACAACCACAATTTGGTGTTTCATATGGAACACAAGTTGCCAATCCGATTACTGGAACAACAACAGGTGGTGGAGATATGACACAAGCACTTGACCAGTATGCTTCAGGTTTAGCAAACAACACTCTTTCAACAAAAGATATTCCCGCTTCAATTACAGGAAACGCTATTCTCAATGCTCAACTTCTTGATTTAGCAAAGAAGAAAAATCCTGCATATAATCCAACTCAACAAGGAGCGCAAGCTGGTTCTATCGCTGATTTAACGACACAAGCTTCAACTTTGCAATCAGTAGCAAATGGAGCAGAATCAAACTACAATCTTCTTTTAAACACAGCCACGCAAGGGGGAGTAAACCAATCGAATGTACCTGTTATCAACCAATTAACCCAAAATCTCCAGAAAGGATTGACAAGCAAAGAAGCAGTGATTAACTTCCAAAGTACACTTTCAACTGTACGTTCACAATATGCTTCAATCCTCGGAGGTGGAACAGTTACTGTTGATAGTCAAAATAGAGCC